GTTAAAGCTGTTTTATAAAGTTGAACGCCATTATTATAAATTGTTTGGTTTAGATTAATAACAATGTCGTCGTTAAAATTTACACTTGTAAGCGGAGCTGTAAAAATAATTGAATTTACATTAGTTCCTTTTAAAATTCCGTTTATAAATAATTTGTAACCCAATGAATTGTAACTAATAGCTATTTTTAATTTTTGATTTTTAACTGTATATCCAGCAACTAATAATTGAAATTGTACGCCATTACAAATGACAAAACTTTGAATACTCGTTGGAGTTGTTCCGATTGCTATTGAATTAGTTGAATTTTTATTTAAAAATAATATCGTAGATGATATTAATTGATTGTAATATTCAATAAATACAGTCCCCTCTGTTTGCCCTATTAAACTACTTATTCCTGTTTTAGAAATAACATCAGCGTTACGTGTTACTGTTGAAGCTACTGTTGGAATATATGAGGTGGCGTATGAACCGAGTTCTAATTGAGCATTTGTAACTGTACCTGTAACTGTTAAAATTAAACTCCCTGCAGTTGGAGTAAAAGTTAAAGAAACTCTATTATTTGCACCTGTTCCTGTTAATGTTGCAATATGAACACCTGAAAGAACTATTGTTCCTGTTCCGTAAAAAGATAGTGTGTTTGGTGCTGCTGTTACTGTTCTTGTTTGAGTTGTTAAAGTAGCACTTGGAAATACTAAATTCGTTCTTTGTGGTTCTACCAATAAACTCGGACAACTTCCGTTTGTGTAATCAATACGAGGTACATTTACAGCTACGCTTTCAATTAAACCAGCACTATTAACTCTTGTGGCTGTTGTAGCACGAACTACGTCCATATCACCTGCACCACTTGATGGAATAACTGAATACAATTTACTTGCTTTATATGCGTTTGGCGTTACTACCAAACTTGCTTTATCTAATAAACTCATATTTTACTTAAATTAGTTAATGTTGTATTTAAACAAGTTTCCGCTTCAAACAATCCGCTATCTGCTAAAACTCTTGTTTTAAAATTAATTATTATAGTTGGAACAGGCGAACCTACTATATCTGTTTCGTTGTAATAGCTGTTTAAATAAACAGAACCCCAACCAATTAGATTATTAATAGCACCTTGACCCCAACCAATAACGTTATTTACAGCACCTTGTCCCCAACCTATATTATTTGCCATAATTAATAAACTTTAGTTAATGTAAAATTTTGTGAACGTATTGTATTCGCAGCATTATTAGTAATCCATTGTGCTGTAATTGTTAATGTATTATTAACAGTTGTATTAAATACTGTATTACTAACTTGCCCAAAATGTGTTCCTTCAATAGCATTTGAAGCGTTTTTATTATAAGTAAATATACCATTTGCAAATAATTCAGCAACAGTTGCACCACCTATTTTAGTAATAGTGAAATCTAATATTAAATCCCAATATTTAGCAGTCGTAGCAGCTAATGTATATTGCAAAGCATCTATAATAGTTACACCGTTTGATTTAATATGTATATGTAGAATCTCATTATTAACACACGTTAAAGTTCCGCACATTTTAACTACAAAAGAATCACCAACTTTAAAGGTATTTGCAGGTACAACTAAAGAACCTACTCCATTTCCTATTATTGATGCTTCGCCACTTGCGTAAACTATTGGCGTACTCAAAGCAGTTTGTGCATATAAACCATTAGAAGTTAAATTATATACTTCTGCAAAGTTATCATTTACTTTATCAAAAGCATTTCTTACTGTGTCACCAGTACCATCATTTGCAGTTGTTCCTATATTAATTACTTGTATCATTTCTTTTATCTAATTTATTTAAAAATATTTGTAATTTCTTTACGTTTACTTCTTTCGGTTTATATGTTTCTTTTATAGTACCCATCCGACAAAATTTGAGTCTTTATCTGGATATACATCAGCATTTGAATTTGCATTATATTCAGGAAATAAAACTTGATTAAAACTCATATAATCTATAAATCTATTTGTATAAGATTGTGCAACATCACGTTCTTTTTCAATTAAAAAGTCTATTTCATTCTTTTCAACTGTAGTACTGTTTTCAGAATTATGTTTAAATACTCCTTTATTTGATACTTTATAAGCTGCGTAAGGTAAAAACTCTACCATAGCCCAATGTATTACCATTGGTTTAATATATACGCTTAAAAGTGTTGTATATGGGCTTGCTAAATTACCCGCTACAATACCATCGTTAATTTTGTTATATAGCTTTGTACCTAAATAGTTTTGAATATGTAATTGCTGTGCTTGAAAAATATACTGAGTATAAATATCAGGGTCTAAATTACCATTTAAAACAGTAAATTTAACTATATCATTTGTTGAAATAAATAATCCTTGTGCCATATCTTATTAATTTGTATATCCCATTTTATCCCAATACTCTTGTGTGTATCCTTTTGTAGGCATATCACTTGGTTTCATTGCTACTTCTTTGTCATTTCTAATTCTATAACCATATTTTTCAGCAGTTGCAGAACTAATAGCTTTTGCATTTGGATTTGTAGGGTCAATTTTAACACCATCAAAATTAGCATAAGTCCTTCTTAACCATTTATGATTGCATCTTGCTCCGCCTTTGTATAACCATATAGAATATGAATCAGAACCTTTAGGTCCAAATCCAGCATTAACAACTTGCGTTTCCATATTTACAATATCTTCTTTACGATATACTTTTTCAGCTCGTAACATTTTACTGCAAAATTCTCTTTCACCGCTTAAATCACCACTATATTTATATCTTGTAATAAATTGAACTCCATCAATTACTTTGTCTTGTTCTGGACTTTTAACGTTTGGTTTTGCTGTTCCTGTAGAAGTAATAAATTTCCATATTTTAGATAATGTACTTTTCTTTTTATTATTTAAAGTATCAATTTCAGCATCTAATTCTTCTTCAGAATCATAATCTACTTCTGTTTCGTCAATTAAAAACCATTCGTCGCTTAATGTTTCGCCTTTTTCAATTAATAAATCAGCAATAGAATCTGTAGCTAAATTATGTGAACACATTTTAACTCCAGTTTCTTCTTCTTTTGTTTCTGAATTCATACCTGTAGTATCAACGAATTCTAACGGTTGTATTGTTTTAAAATATAATTTTAATGATATACTATTAATAGCTAAAATTTCATCTAAAGCATCAACTATTTCTAATTGATATGGTTTTATAACTATATTATCCATTAACAAAGTTGCAGTCTTTATTTCATCAGCATTGTTACCTAATCCACCACCTGATTCTCTAATTCCTAAAAGCATTGGGCTTGTAACTCTATGCCCTACAATTAATTTTTCAAAACATTCTTTACTCAAATATTCATAGTGTGCAGGAGCATCGTTTAAAGGTAAATCTTCAACTGTAGTTTTACTTTCAGCATTAGCGTTAAAAGCAATAATAACTTTTTCGCCTCTTGCTCCTGTTAGTTTACCTAAAACATCACGTTTCATTTTATCACGCATTTCCTCAGAAGGAATACCGTTATTGAAATTGATAACTTTAGTTCCACTAAAACCGTTTTGACAATCATTGATTTGATAATCAGCTATATTTTCTTCTAATAAAGCATAAGGTAAAGAACCACTATAATCTATTGGACTATAATAGTCAAATCCACTTACATAAGGATGTAAAATATATAATTCAACTTCATTACCATTACCAAATCCAAATGCAGGAATCTTTTTTAATTCTTCGCTTGGTTTCTTTTTAGTCCAATCAGGATGATAATACCAATTTTCTATTTGTCCTTTATCATTACATTTTTCAGCCCTTAATGTATGCATCGGAAAATGAAGTATTTGCTTTACTTTCTTTTTTTCCATTACAACTTGCATTGCAGCCATTCCTAAAAGTTTTCTTTCTAAAGCTATTTTCTTTAAATCAGAATCTTTTACAATAGATTTCATTTGTGCATACTCATTTGGCTTTTTATTAGAATCTAAAGCATCTAATCCTTTGCCATAAATCATATTTGCAACCCCTGTAATAATAGCTCCATTTGTAGCACTATATAAATACCTATCAATTAAATATTGAAAGTAATTATTATCAGCACCATATTCAATATAATTATTCTTCTTGTTTTCTTGTATTACAGGACTTGTATAAGCACTTAAATTTACAATGGATATATTACTCATATATTTTAAATTCGTTTGTTGTAACGTTTGCTACGTATTGATTCTCATTAACAGTATAGTTATCTTTGTTTTGATTTGTACAAAATATTTTATCTCTATAAATTAAAGAATTTTCACTACTAAATTGTGTCATATCTGCAGTTAATATATTATTATCAACTGTTTTAATTCCGTTGTCAGCAGTAAAAGGTAAAGCAGTACTTAATACTGTTAAATTATAAAAAGTATTTTCTTTTAAATCTAAAGCTAAATCACATTTTAAATAATATCCATCAACTACAAATGTAGGATTTAATGTAACTGAAACATTAGTAGTTTCATTTCTTAAAATAAGCGTATCAGCCAAGTAAAATCTTGGAATGAATTTTATAGTTTGTGATTCTATTTGCTGTTTTAAGATTATCATATAATATTTTTTATATTAATAAATTAAAATAGGAATTGTTTTAAAACAAAAAAGGCATACTAATTAAAGTATACCTTTCTTAAAAAAACAAATAATATTATTATGCTACAGTACCTTCTACAATAGAAGCTAAAATACCAGTAGTTAATGGTCCAGTCACAAAGTTAGCAGCAACAGGCTCCATTCCTTGAAATTCCATAGAATATCCACTTTTATCAGCCATAGCAGCACCATTTGAAATAGTTGCAGTAACTAAGTCCATTCCTTTTGTCAAACCAGCTAAAAAGAAATTACCATTGTTATCTTCAATGATAACTTGTGGTCTACCATAAGATAATAATTTCAATTGTTTATGGTCAGCAATAGTTAATTTAGCCAAACTTAAACTTAATTTTTGGTCTACAAATGTAGTTCCATTTTCTCTTGAACTTGTTACAGTTTGTTCAAAAGTAGAAGTTCCCTTCAATTCATATTTATAACCAACAGGTGTACCACCCAAAGCAGTTATAACATCTTCTTGTCCTACAGTTGCAGAATAAGTTACCGTTGTTGCATCACCCCAGTTAATGAAGTATACAGCTTTTAATCCACCTACTGAATTTTTACATTGTTCAGCTCTTCCTAATGATATATCGCAAGGCATAGTTTATATATTTTAAAGTTAATAAAAAGGGGTTTTTACACCCCTATTTTAAATTTATGCTGCAGGTGTGTAAAGAACAATTTCAGAACCAACTCCGTATTGAACACCAGCTGTAAATCTCATTACAACTCTTACATTTTCTGAACCGTCAATATCAGCAAGGTCAATTAATTTAACTTCGTTGTGGTCAGATAATAAACCTGTTCCAAAATATAAGTTAGATTTTTGAGCAGCCATCATATAATCGTTAGCCAATCCATTTGCAACAAAGATTTTAACACCATCAAAAGAAAGTGAACCGTTGTTAAACCATTGTGTACCTTGTGCATTTGTACCATTAGCTCCTAAACCTGAAGCTCCGAATCCTCCTAAAGCACGTACATAATCACGAGCTACAGATTGTGAAACATAAAGATATAAATCTTCTTTTCCGTACAATGCAGCAGGAATAGCGTCAACAAGTTTCCCAAGTTCACCGATAACGTTAGCAGCAGTAATTCCACCTGATACAGGAGAAGCTACATCAATAACAGCTGCATCAGCAGTAGCAAGAGTAACAAGTCCATCAAATTCTCCTGCGGTAGCATTAACACCTTTCCAAATATTGTTTTCCATTTTCTCAGCAACTTTAGCAACAACGTGTGCTAAAATAAAATCAGCGAAAGCTGGAGGTAAATTATCAAATGAAGAATATCCCATTTGAACTGCTTCCCAATCCGATTTAAACGTTTTTTTACAAAATTCAAGATTTACTTGGAATTCCTCAGGAGTAATAATTCTTTCAGTTAAAGTAACTGTAGAAGTAGAAGTAAAA